GTCGAATAGCCATCCTTCGAAAACTCTCTATTGATATCCATAAAGCGTGAGGTCTGCGACTGATTCCAACCATATTCCGCCTCTGCAAATTTAAAAATACTGGAATACCCTGCTTCACGGAAGAGTTCGGCATCATCTGCTTTTCTCAAGATGTACCCAAGTTCGACAACGCTCTTTACTGCCTTGCGCTGGCAATTGTCAATTTCCCTTTTGACATCTTCCATGTCATTTAATACTATCGTTATCTGTTCCATTATTGCCTCCTATCCATTTGATTAAATCGTTGAGCAGTTCAATCACTGCTCTTTTTATGTCCTGTTTCATTTCTTCTCCTTTATTTCCTCCCGGCTTTTAACCGGGAGGTTTTAACATGGCTCGCCGTGATATTCAAGCCAGAGGTGCCTAGATGTAATTTTTCCCAAAGATTCTCATAAAATCCTCGTGGGTGCCGTGCCGGCTCTCAAAGGCTTTTTGTCCTGCTGCCTTTAGAGATAAATTCACTTGATGGTTTCTATGTACCGAATTTGCACCGTTTCGGTGGCATCGTTCGCCGCACAATCTCACTTTTAAGCCATATCGTTCCGAATATTTTCGATTCGGTCCACCAAACACGTGGTGCGTTTCTAATCCACAAGGGTCTGCTGTGTGATTTCTGCCACACAAGTAACAAAAATCCCAGTCATGCCCCAACTGCATGATTGACCTCAACGTGCCCCACCTCCCTTCTGAATTTTTCCAGGAAGGCATCCACGGCCGTCACTTCTTTTCCTTCCTTGTTGTACTTTCCGTGACGCTGGACAATTTTGTACTCCGGCGTGATTTCTACCGTGTAGAACGGCGTGTCCGGTTCCGTCTTTTTTCTCAAAAACAAAATGTAACTGCTGCCTCTTATCATTTTCTCTGCATAACCTGCCATTCCCACACAGATGTGTTGTGTCTGCCCTTCTTTGACTATTTCTGTTTTAGTTTTAGCCGGACGCAAAATGAATGCATCGTCTTCATAGGAAAACCTTTTTGCTATTTTTTTGTATATTTTCCTTAAGTCCTCATCTTTTTCTTGCGCTTCTTTTAATTCCTTTTTGTGTCTTGCTTCCACCTTTACTTCTATCATCGCATCATGTGCCGCGTCCAAATCTCTCGGATAAAGCACAAATTCGTCCGTCATGTCACTTCCGAATTTTCTCGCCATATGTAGATAGTCCCTGTATATATACACGTTTTCTACCTTATTGATGTACCGAAGTGTTTTTTCTGCTTTCATGCGATTCGCTTTAAAAAACAAACGGATGTCTTCCACGCTCAGTCTTTCAATCACTAAGCGTATCAGTGTTATATTTTTTGTGTATTCATAAAGCGTTTTTGCCTTTTCGACATAAATTTGGTTGGTATTTCGTGGCAAAGCACGATATAATTCTTTTGGTATACCCAGTATCTTATGTGGTTTTGTTTCCTTCTTGTTCAGCTTCATATTGTAACTTCTCATCCTTGTAATGTAATCTTCGACAAATTCTTTCATTTTGACCTTGTACAGTGCTTCCAGACACGGCCACCGGTGCAGTGCTTCATACACATCCATAAAGGCGGACACATAAAGTCTGTATCGTTTTCTCGCGTATATCTTTCCTATCAATTCCTTTCCTTCATCACTAAACCATCTCAAATTGCTATCGTTTATAATTCCTCTTAGGCTCCTTTGATATACTTCTGGAACATTATAGAAAGGCTTCCTCGATTTCCAGTGATACAGCGGATTATTTGCGCTCTTTGACGACCAACAGGAAGGATTCTCCTGCCACCCGTACGTATAGCCATGATGTGTCCATCTCGGCACGTTCTCATACCAATATTGACGTCTTCCTTTTTCCACTGCTCCACGAAGATTTTCTTCGCATTCTTTCGCAACAATTCCCTCTCCGGAAAAATGATATATTCGTTCAATAAATCGTACCATCACACCGTTATTTATCTTTTGCGCATAGATAAACTTCCTTGAGTCCTGTTTGACTATCATCTTTTTTGTTTTAGCTGTCGCTTTCTTGTGACACGCCGGGCATGTGTATCTCCCATTGATACGCAGTTTTTCATACTGCGACACCGCTTCACACCCGGTACACTTTCCTTCTGTTTTTCCCGGTTCGTAAATGATATATCTTGGCATCCGTCTATCCATCCAGTCGATAAAGGCTTCAGGGAGAGGTACGGCTTGGCTATTAATCCGCTCAATTCTATCCTTTTTTCCCGCCATGATTAAGCCTCCTGATAATACTTTTTGATAATCTGATACCCCTGCATCGGTCCGCAGTAGTTACACGTTCCGCCGCCTCCTGGTATCATAACTTTGTGTTTTTTTGACTCCTCTGCCACCAGCATGGCCGCTTTTTCGATGCGCTTTCCTTTCTTTCTGACCGCCCTCGCAAACACCTCATCGTCACAGTTTCCCAACAAATAGCCGACTACATCATCCGCTAGAAAACTCCAGTTAGATGCCTCTTTCTGCTCGACTTTTAACTTTCCGATGGCAGCGGAGATTGGGTCACACAACCACACTTCACCGGATGTGATGTCATCAGTTGTCTGTTCGAGATAAATCTCCAGCATATCCTCCAGTCCGTTTTCTTTTGCGAGAGCGCGAAGGCTTTTAATATCGCCCTCTTCGTACAAGCCTTGCGCCGCCATGTTAATCTCTTCGCATGAATCAAACTCTCCAAATTTTTCAAACATAGTTATCACTCCTTGTCTGTTTTTGTTCGATAGCTGCCTTTTGAAATCTGTCTCAAAAGGTACTTTCTGTATTTATGTTCCTTGTTAAAAATCACGGTTACCTTTTCCATTCGTGACGCCATAGTAAAATACTCTCGCCACATCTTTTCATATTTCTTTCCGTCCGCCGTTCCGGAATTCGCCGCATTGACGGCGTAGGGCGAATCGCATTGAATTACTAATTGACTTGGTTCATTCATGTAGTGCACCGCTTCCACCAGTGTACGCACCGCCAACTTCTGAAAGGACAACTCTTTCCATGCCGACACGTGGATTTTGCGATACATTTTTCCGCCAATTACTGTCTCCAGTAATATGGCATATGTGCCGGTGCCGCATGGGATTTTTCCGTGAAATTTTGTTGTTATGTAGATATTCACCTTCACGGGCTCCCCCTCCTTCCGTCGTTCTCTACTAGGATATACCGCATGAATCCCCATCCCGTCAGTTCCGAGGTGCCGGCATATACGGTACCTTTATCAATCCAGTAGCCGTTTTTTTCTCGTGGCTCCTGACGGAAACAGTTTCGATTTGTGATAATTCGCTTCCTTGTTTCCGGACGGCGTAGGTTTGTGCTGCGCGTCCATGCGCGACCTTTGCCACCGTTCCGCTTGAATTGCAGCTTGTACTTTGCAAAATATTCCGCAAGTCGCGAATACTGGCCCGTATCGTCTAATGGACGAATATCAATCCTGCCTTTTTTCCACTGCAGGCGAATCCAGTCTGTGGGAACTTGATTCATCACCATGTGGTGATGTAGAGCTCCTCGCTTTCCGATTTCCGTAACGAGAATGTACTTAAACGCCTCGTTTTCTTTCTTCATGCGCCGGCGCAACTGGCGGAGAAATCTTTCTCTATCTGTTTTCGCTCCGTTCAAATCTTCCGGACGTTCATCCGGCGCATATGTGAGTGTCACGTGGTAGTCTCCCGGTTGAAAATTCTCATTCATCAGGATGGTTAATTCTGTGATTGTTTTCCGCAGGTTGACTTTTTCCTGCGCCTCACTTGTTTTTTTCTCTTTTTTCTCTCTTTTCTCTCCCGGCGGGTGGATGTGTGATGAATAGCAGCGCTCAATCAACACTGTCCGCCCCGCCTTTGTTATCTTTTCAATATACGGCATCAACCGCACCTCCGTGGTTCTGAAAATAATACCTTGAGCAAGTGTGAAAAACGGCTCAAAATGTCCGTTTTCTCTTGCTTTTTTGGTGCGAAAATGGTATACTAATTATGTTAGATTTTTGTATACCATTTTCTTGAAAGTGGCCGGCTTAATTGCCGGCCGCTTTCTTTTTGTCGTTTGCCAACCGGCAGTCGACTTTCTGGCCGCAGCGGCTACACCGTTCTTGTGGTGTCACCGACCAGTATGTATGCCCGTTCGGGCACATGCATATGAAAAATGGAAACGTAATCGGTGTTCCGTCTGAGTAATCACTTTGTCTCATTAAAATCCCTCATTATCCGCAAGTGCTCCGCCATCTCCTTTAGCTTTTTACGATTATTCGCAAAGACTTTGTTCTGGTAGACTTGTACACCTTTGTTTTCTACCGTCACACAGATACAGTCTGTGTTGCCGTGATAGCATACAAACGCAGTTATATTTTTCTTGCGATTCAAACAAATCGCGCCCCAAAAAATCTTTCCAAGAATTATTTTCATATCTTTTACCTCCATATTTTTCTGTTGGCTGCAACAAATAACACAAGCCATATTGTCGACGTTACAAATACTATAATCTCCTGCATTTGAAGACTATGGACCTCACGCGCTGTGATGATCCATGCCATCATTGCGGCCACTGTTATCGCCTGAATAAATTTCTCTTTTCTTTTCCGCTTCACTATGTCGTCCTCCTTTCTTTTTTTGTAATGGAACGTCGGGGAATCGAACCCCGGACTTTCCGCTTATGAGGCGGCTGTTCTCGCCACTGAACTAACGTTCCTCTTTAGTCAGTACTCTATTTTCTTTCCTTGTCCAGAAGCCAATAAAACTTCCGGCGGTATTTGTAGTATGTGTTCCTGTCGCATGGGATGCCGAACATACTTCTCAGCGTCGTATACGTCATGTCCTTCCATATGACACCGGCGCGGATGTACTCTGCCAGCCCCTCCTCTGCCATCAGGCAAAGGATGTCGATTTCATCCATCTTTCTCCGGAGGCGTTCCAGTTCCTCCGGAGATTTTTTCCCGGCTAAATATTCCTTTTCCCATTCCGGGTATTGTAATGTGTAGTAGTACAGCTCCCGGAAGCGAAATTCGCTGATTCCGTACTGTTTTGGAAGTTTTTTTCGTGGCACGCTACCCCTTCCTTTCTTCGCTGACAAACATCTTTTCAAGCATCCCCTCTTTGAATCCTTTTAATGTTTCAATCTCCTTTTGTTCTGCTCTTTCTGCTTTTTCTATAGTCATCAATACCTCAATGATTTGTTTCTGTTGTTCCATCGTTGGCACGTTTATCTTTAAGAACTTAACCGCCTCGTATTTCAAATTAATTCCTGACTTGTATTTTGCTAAAAACTCCGGCATTGCGTTTTGAAGTGCAAAGTACAAATATCTCGGAAGTACATTACTCCACGGCGAAAACGCTACATATCCCGTTTTTCCTACCTCTTCAACCTCTGCATATAAAACAGTTCCGTCATTTGCCGACAGTCTTATCAAACTCGTTCCCGGCGGAATCTTTTGACCGTCAGCAACTCTATACACCTCCGCAATCTCTCCTATTTTTTTGCAATTAATTAGCACGAATCATCAACTTCCTTTTTGTATTTGTCATCCATCCAATTTTTGTATTCTTCTATTGCATTTTTTAATTCTCTGTCGCTTTCCTGTGTTGTTCCGGTCATTTCAAGCAGCATATCAAGCAGTTTCTTTTCGCTGTCATGTATCTCTTTATCTATCCGGTGGAGGCTTTCCAATACCTCAACAATGTCCGGTGCAGCTTCCGGGATAAATGTGTCTACATATCTTGGTATGTTTAGGTTGTAGTCGTTTTCCTCAACTTCCTGCATAGTCGCCACCGCAGAATATCGCTGAACGTATCTTCTTTTCAGATAAACATCTAACACCTTTTTTATATGTTCCTCATTCATGACGTTCTGCTTGCCATGCTTGTCAAAATACTTTGAGGCATCAACAAAGAGGAGGTCACTGCTGTCTTCCTTTAATGCCATAATACAAACCGGTATCCCCGTATTCATAAAAAGATTGTTTGGCAATCCTACAATGGTATTCATGTACCCGGCTTCGATAATACCTCTCCGTATGGTCTGTTCTTTTCCACCTCGGAATAAAACACCATGCGGCACGATTGCCACCAGTATGCCTCCGGTTTTTAATCTGCTTAGGCCGTGCATAACAAATGCATAATCCGAGTACTGTTTTGGTGTGATTCCAAAGCGAAACCTTTTGTCTTTTTGGAAGTCGTCCACCTCTCCCCATCGCAGAGAATACGGTGGATTTGTTACAACAACGTCGTAATATGTATTACGTGGTGATTCTGCCTTGCTTACTGTGCTGTACTTCGGTCCCGGTTCCAAATTGTATATCTCGAAAATACTTCCCGATAGACAATCGCACCGCACAACCTCCGCACTCATGTTTCGTATCATTAAATTTAATAGCAATATAGGTATTGCTCTTGATGAAAACTCTTCGCAGTGGAAAAATGCATCCGGATTTTCTAACCACATCTTTATCGTTAGGCTGCCAGTTCCGGCACATATATCCGCTACCGTTTTGGCCGTTCCTGCCATTTCCGACGCCAATGCGGCCACACAGTCAGGTGTATAGTCCTGCTTTAATTCTTTTCTGTCTCCGTGTTCTTCCTGGTAATAATCTAAAAAGAAATCCTCTTTCATGTCCGGTGAGATTTTTGTTATCTCGTTAAAACATCGCATTCGTGCTTTTTCGTTCATGAGAATCTCCATCACTCTGTCCGGCATTTCATAACTTTCCGTAATACCAAACAGCTCATTGATTGTGTTTCGTTCAAGCACTTCTTTTCATCACCTCCTCATTGATAAAAGTGCAACTTTCCACAGTTGCTTTTTGGTATTGCAACGCTTACGCATTGCTTTCCTCACCTCTAATCGATTTCAAAGATTGCTTGGTGATTTGATATGTAGCCATTTCTTTAATACTCTTGTTTGGTATTCTTGGATTTACTCCTTTCCCGGCTTTTCGCACCTCTCAAATTCAATTACCCATACATAAGGATTCGCATCCCATCCGTAGCGGTCAAGGTCGGATTTCTTGATGGTTGAATTCCAGAGTTCTGAAAAGCCGTCTGTTTCGTGATATCCTTCATCCGAACATGTATCACACCCAAACGTAGCATTGCATTTTCTACAAGGTGATGGATATACACCTTCTGCAATGCATCCATCATCTGTAATTTCCTGTAATCTCTCCACTCGTACATTCGTAACCTTTAGAAAAATTCGAGCAGCTTCTTTTGGCATGTGGATCGAAGGATACCACCGATTATTTTCTCCCGGTAGACATTCACCCTTTATATCCGTACCGTCTGCCTTATAGCAATATTGCAACTCTGGCTTACCAATCTCGTTAGGAACATAATGGTCGGTCCATGTTTCACGGACGTATAAGACATCACCAATCTTGTATGATGGTTTTCTGCAACATGGCTCATTTGTTCCGTTGTACAACATCAGTCCATCTTTGATATATCCTGTCCACTGTGGATTTTCTCCCGGAAGGAATTTAACAAGCCGTCTGGTGCAAGTCTTTAATCCGCCCAGAATAGACTGAACCATTTCAGTATTAAATAAAATCGGTTTTATATTCATTTTTTTGCTCCTTTCTTGCTTTTCTCTGTTCTTCCCTTATAATGGTAATTACAGCCCTGCTACGGTTGAATACGTATAGGAAGGAGGACTTTCATGACTAGAACTGAACTATTAAACGCCTTGAGTCAAATCGCCCTTGACGCAAGACTCGCTTTCGAAGATGGCGACAAAGAAGCTCTAATCAAAAAATACGATATGCCCTTTGGGGGCGAAAACGGAAAAGCAACCATCATATATTCATTACAACTCGTTGCTGCTCTTGATTTTGCTTTTGGTATCAAGACAAGCCACGACGAGTTGTTTGCTATGCTTCCGTCGGTTTGTCATCAGCTTGGGTACACTCTTCTGGGACAAGTTGAGCCGGGGACAAATCAGCCTGTATCAGCATATTGTATAGACGTGAGCTGATAATTACTTTGTCAGCCATTTGCTCTTCGATTTTTTTGAGGTTGTACAACTGTCTGACTTGGTTTCCTGTTAGTCCACTATCTACTGGAACCGCCGAACAGTAACCAGTACCTAATTTGGAAAAAATCTCTTTCAAGGGCTCAACGCTTTTTCTATTGGCGCTGAGTTCTTTTGTTGCTTCCCTCATTGCTCTTGTTACTCCCCTCATTGCTTTCGTTGCTTCCTGCAACGCTTTTGTTAATTCTGATACTTCGCTCATCCTTTTACTCCTTTCTCGCTAAATCCTGCCGAGCTTTTAATGCGCCAGCGTTTGATAAAAGAATCGCTCTATCTTCTTTGCTTAATACAAGCAAGATAGATACAAATTCTTTGATTTCTTCCTGTTCCTCTTGTGTTATTACTGATTTATTAGCCATTATTTTTCACTCCTTTCTTGACTTTGTGAGTTTAATATATCACAACGAGAATAATAATGCAATAGAAAATATTGACTTTGTGAGTTTTTTTTGATATATTTATCTCGAAAGGAGGTAAAATGAGTGAAAAATCGAATAAAGCAAATACGCAAAGCGAACAATTTAACTCAGGTTGAGTTCGGCGAAAAGATTGGCGTCAAGGGTAACACGGTAACAAACTACGAGACCGGCTTGAGAACGCCAACCGACGCCGTTATGCTTTCAATATGCAGAGAGTTTCACGTCAACGAGGACTGGCTCCGAAACGGTGTCGGTGATATGTTCAAGCAAAGAGACGGTTCCTTTAGCGAGATACTTTCCGAACTGGACGACTCTGACGATGATTTTATCAAGTCTTTTATTACTGTTTACATGGAGCTTGACGAAGATAGCAAGGAAGTGCTTAGAAAAACCGCCCGCAAAATGGCAGAAAAATATAAGAAGCCGGACTAGTTGCCGGCTTCTTTGTTTTCTTTGTTGAATTTAGGAATTATGTAGTGGTATATTTTGAATAAATAATCCTCGTTATTCATTTTTTGAACCATTTCTATAATTTTCTCCTTGTACCCTATATTTGTACTTGTGCTTTGTTTGTTCAAGTTCTAACTTCTCTCCCTTCTTATTCGTAAAATTCAAAAAGTTCCAAAATCTCACACTCAAGAGCTTTTGATAGCCGATATGCCACTTCAAGCGATGGCTGCTCCTGTCCTCGCTCCAATTGACTAATATGTGAATCCGATACTCCAGACAGTTTTTCTAGCTTTGCCAAAGTGTACCCCCTTCCTTTTCGCTTGTCTTTAATTCTATTCTCGCAGCGCATCCCAGCCACCTCCACGAGTAGTATACCCACTTTGAGCGAGATTCTTTCGCTATAGTAGCACATATCTTATCCACTATGGTGGATTTTTATAAAAAATATAAATTTTGTTTACTTTTACCTAAAGCTATGATAAAATTTTGGCATAAAATACCAATAGAAAGGGAGACGGAAATGAAAAAAATAATTGCTTTGTTGGTTGCTTGCGTTCTGTTGGCTGGTTGCGGTCAGGCAGATAAGAAAATTCCAGAAGACATGAGCGAAGAGGCTTATGATACCGGGTGCAAAATGATAGAAGTTATGGATAAATATCACGTAGGAGATATATCAAAAGAAGATTGCTATGATACGCTTAATAATTTGTGTTCGCATGTAGATTCTCTTGACCACTCTGGAGAAGAAGAACCAAAATACGAATATAGTGGAGAAAACGCTATCTGTATATATTGCACAGCATTCACAAGCGCTCTAGTTAGTGGTGGAGATACCTTAACAGAAGAGAAAAACCTAAAAGAAACTCTTGAATTAGGAGAATAAAACACCCCCCCGGTCAACAACCGGGGGATTTTAATTATATCGTTATTTCCTCGATGTTCTTTGCTACAACAAGTCGTCCCCTCATGGTGGCAGCGCTCAATGTAATCTCTCTCCCAGATTCATTGAGCGACACACATACATGATTATTCTATCCACTATAGTGGATTTTCAAAGAAATATAGTATTTTATTTACTTTTATTCGAAATCGTGCTAAGATTTTGCCATAAAATACCAATAGAAAAAGATGGAAATAAATAAAAGGAATACTTGACAAGCGTTTTGAATATGCTACAATATAGTCAATTAGCAAATGACTGGTGTCCGGTCACATAAGAGCCTTGGAGATTTATTCCTTGGCTCTTTTTGTTTACTTTTATCTAAAATCGTGATAGTATTTTGTCATAAAATACCAATAAAGAAAGCGAGGGGGGCGATTACATGGCAAGTTATTATAGCAAACGTCAAAAAAAATACATTGGGTTTCATTCCTATTTTTATTGTGGTATTGGTTTTATACTCGGGACTTTAATTCATTCGCTGTTTACATGGCGTTTTGGTGTAACACATTTCATTTTCTTTTTTATTGCGATGCTTGAGATTGTATATGCTTTGATTCAAATGCATCGGTACCGGTCATATGCCCCACTGAAAGTCAGGAAAACGACCGGCAAGAAAAAGATACGCGGTTCTGATTTATTTACTATTGTTCTTTGTACGGTGATTGCAATTCTTGTGATTTACAAATTTGGATTCTACTAAAAAAGAGGGGAAGCCCCTCTTTTTTTAGTACGTCAATTTTTGCTCCTTGTTCAGCAGCATATAACTTATTTTAAGCGCCGACAGTCTGATTTTGTTTCCTGTCGTACTTCCCTCATGTGTAATTAATCCGAAGTACGTTCTGTTGTCGGAATTGTCTACTCCCGGGCCTATATAGTTAACCTGACCGTCTCCATTTCCGTATATATGTACCACCGTGGCAAATCTCGGAATTTGATATAATTCACCACTTGGCATCAGAGGTTTGATTTCATAAGCTTTTCCCTTTTCCATCCATATATCAATGTTTTGCGCCGTTACATCAACAAGTTTATTTCCATTCAACTCCAATACTCTAACTGTCACCTTACTGTCCGGTACTTGGTAGAATTTTGGCGTATCGCCTTCTGCTTCCTGTGACGCAAACACCGCCCCTTTGCTTTCATATTCTGTTGCCGAATTCTGCAAATTTGTTATTGTTGCAAATTTGCGGTAATCATGGATGTTTTCCGTCTTGATTTTTGTAGCTGCTGCCGGAATTGATACCATCGCCAGTGGTATCTCCTTAATTGTTGATGTGTCCACCGGTTTCGGCAGACTTCCAATATCATCACCCTTTACTACCTCAAAAGATACTTTGCGGTTCACAAAGTCCGCGCGTGCCACAATCAGGTCAAGACGTACACTGCTTTCGTTTGCCGGTGGAATAGTAAGCGCTAACTGCTCCGTGTTCCATATCCACTTTCTTCCAACGATAGCTTTTCCGGTACCGATAAGCACCTGCATTTTGTCGCACGCCGTCACCTCCAGTTGTGCACCCAGCCCGCGGATTACTCCGTCTGATACAAGACCGTCGTACATACACGCTAAATCTTCCGCACTGTATACACGGTCACCTTCCATTGAATTAAAAAAACCATATTTAACCATCTTGTTGCCTCCTTTATATTTTTTCACAACTGAGCACGAAATTGTTTCCGTTTTCGTCGTTGTTTTCTGTAATTTGTGACACCCGAACGGCCACTTTATCACCGTACGGGTCAATGACTGTCACGATGTCTCCTAGGGTGAAATCCATTCCGTATTGAAATATTCCGTCCGGGTTAATCTCCACTGTTACCGTTTCCGCGGTTTTCTTTTCTGCGAGTGCTGTTGTTCCCTCACCCTGAAGTGTTTTCTGATACTCTTCGTCCGTGATGGTTCCATCGTTTGTACTTGAAGAACTTTTATCCAGATACATTTCGCACCTGTTAAGTGTTGCGCCGGCGCAAATGGCTGTTGTTTTTTGAGCCGTTCCCTCGCCTTCACCCACCACAAGCACCGTATTCCGGAAGTCTGTATTGTCCGCCACATATTCCATTTGTGATAGATTATCAAATTCCCTGCTAAAGATTACCTCTTTATCTTTGCCATGGTATAAATCCATATACAGCGCGTACCCATAACGGCGCACACGAAAGCCCATCTTTGCCAAGTCCATCATTTCTTTAATTGTGTCATATATGTATTCGCCTCGAAGCTGTCTCTGCGTGGTTTGTCCTGCCGCCTCGATGGTGCCGATATTTAGCAATGGGATATTTCGGTTTGTGTCCGTGGCATTTGTCACGTTCTGCTCAATCAATAACCTCACTGCCGCTCCAATATCCGTATCGATATTTGTTTGTTCCCAGACAATTCGGCGATTTAGCAACGCCTCCGCGCTTCGCCCGGTCACCACGATATAATCTCCTGACTCCGGATTTGTCTTTGTTTGAATTTTCTCGATCATCATCACGCTTTCTGAATCTTCTCTGAGTGCAAATACTCCGGAGCGGAACAAATTCAGCAGTTCAAGCGTTGCCGGTACTGTGATTTCGAATTCGCCTAAATCATTATACTTTTGCGTCCATATGACACTGCCGTGGTCTATCATTCCAATTTCCGTCAGCGTTTCGTCTGTAATATAAACAATCATCGTTATACCCCCTCATACAGTACCCGATACGTTACATCCATGATGTAGCCGGTCGGTGTGTCCACCTCAACGCGGTAATGATTGGCTCCCGGTTCTACCTGCGCCCATGTCATGCCGGAGATGCGTTTCGATAAAAGATTCGTCACCGTTCCGCCTCGCTCCAGCCATATTCCTTTTTCCTTTGTTGTCGTCCGAATGTATACGTTATCAAACGGTTGTAAGTGTTCTTTGATTCCCATGCTTCCGGCGTCTGTTTTTATAATAAGGTGCTCCGTCGGTTTTGTAATCGATACGTGGAAAAGTGCTCCGGATGATACCGTTCCCGGATTATTCAGTACGTAGCCCCCCGTCATAATTTCAGACATTTCCATATTTTCGACCGAGTATGGAAATTCCAGCAGCGGTATCACAGGAACGCATGAAAACGCTCCTGTTTCCTGCGTGTCAACAAAAAATGGGTCCGGACAAAGAATTGAAATTTGATACGACTGCTTTTTCGTAAACAAATCCGATTCCATGCTTTCCACATAGCCGTCAATGTATACATTTCTGGTATCATTTTCGTAAAACAAGCGGATTTTCTTTTTTTCCGGAAAATATCGATACAACATGTTACGATTCTGCTCGATTGGGTACTCCGGAATAATCGTAATTGTTATATTCCTCTTGTTGATGCGGGCTGAATTAAACGTTTCCCCATCCATACCGGCTACTGCTGCCGTGTTGATAGTACATCCCGCCGGTGTCAGCCCGGTAATTTGCGTTACGTTATAGTTTGGGTTTTCGGTAAGTTCCAAAATCTCTCCTTTATCATTTTGTACACTAAACTCAAACATTGCTTACACCTCCCAACAAGTTTCTTGATTGTCTGTAAATATCCCACCGGCTTAACGCTTTCGGGCTGTTGTTCGTCTGGTAGAAGTTGTATGTATTCGCCGTGGCTGCTGCCGCTTTCTCGATACTCCTTGCTCCTCTTGCGGCCACATCCAAGTTTGCCGTAGTGGCGGCGTTCTTCATCGGATTTACCACGTTTTCTCGTACCCTCTGCATCATCTGCCGGAGTGCCGGGAGTTTTCTTTCAATACCTTTTGTCAATCCCGGTATAATAAATACACCTGCTTCTCTGTCCATTACTTTGGACGGGGAATGGATTCCCAGCTCTTTTTTGATGCTGCTCACCAGTGTCTTTTTTAACTGCTTCGCCGATTTATTCAGTTCCGCACTCTTTGAATTGAATCCTTTCACGAATCCTTTCATTGCATTTTCCCCGATGTTTTCAAGCTGCTTTTCCAGTCCTGCCATCACGGTTTTAACCTGCTTTGTGTAATTGTCCTTGATTTGTTTCACCCGTTCCGCATAATAAGTGTTTGCCACTTTTTTCGATGCATTGATTTTATCCGTATATGCTTTGTTATATGCCGCGAGTTCTTGTCCGTTTAATGACAGCAACTTCGTTGTCAAATCAAGTCCGTCCGATGTATCAAGGGCAGCAATTTCCGTCATCAGTTCGGAAGAAAGCGTTTTCTTTAATGCTTCCATGTTTTTGCCGTACTGGATAATCTTCGCCGTCTCTGATTTGAAATCAGTAAGCGTAATCTTTCCGTCATCATCTTTTGTGAATAAATCACCGCTTGATAATCTGCTCTGCAGGTCATCCTGCAGGTCTTTTACAGCGTCGTACTTTTCTTGTACAGATGAGGTCATGGATTCTATCTTTTTCTGTACCTTCTCCGCCGCTTTTTCTGCTGCCTTTGAGAACGCTGTTGAGAAAGATTCCGCCAGATTCTCGCCCAGTTTCTTAAAGCTCTCCTTTGACTTTTTGTTTTTCGTCTCCTTTTGTGCTTTTTTTACTGCCCGGTCAACAAGTTTCTTGACCGCTTTTTCTGCTTTCTGCTCCTGCTTCGTGATGCCGTTTGCGTACGCTTCCGATACCTTTGTGCCGATGTCGGAATACTTCCCGGTTTTGTTTGCCGCTTTTAACTGTGATAAAGATTTCTTTGCTAATTTGCTTACTGCTTTACCAACTGTTTCGTATGCCTTTTCAATTCCTTCCGCAAGTCCGGATGTAAAGAATCGTCCTATCTTTGCCGTTTCTTTCGATGGTGAGTGGATGTCTAATTTCTTTTTTAAGGCGGTCAACGCATCGCCTGCTATCTTTGTGACTGTCGTTATCAAGCCGCTGCTCTGTTTGCCTTTCTCCATGCCGTCTTTTAATCCTTGTACAAAGTTCTCTCCTGCCTCTTTGGTTTTGGTCTCTTTTAATTTCTTTGTAACAAGTTTTCCGATTTCACTCGCTTTCTTTCCGGCTTTGTTTTTTCCAAGTTCCAGACCTTCTTTGTATTCATCCGTTGCTTTTTGTCCGGACTTTTTGGTTTTTTTCTCATATTTTTCTAGTTCTTTCTCCGATTTTGTAACCATTTGTTTCGCCGCACCAACCATTTTTTTGGTAACGCCCGGCGTTCCATTTGCTACAGCCGTTTTTAGGTCTTCATAATTCTTTTTCATATTTTCGACCTGGTCTTCAAGCTGTTTTTTTGTTCCCGTTTTTGCTGATATAAAATTATTAACCGTTTTATTAAGTGCGGTGTTTATTTTTTTTGCATCTCCGGAAATAATCGCACTTGACAATCCCTCATAATTTTCTATCGTTGCGTTGTACTCCGTCCATTGTTTTTCAGCGTCATTAACTGTTTTCTGATTTTTTTTCTGTTCATTTGTAAGTTTTGAAACAGCCTCTTTTGCAGCATTTAACTCCTGACCCCATTTCGACATACCTGCTTGTCCATACTTATCAACATACTCCTTAAGTTTTTTGTTGCTTTGAGCACCCTTTAATTTCTTTTGTGCCGCTTCTAGTTTGGACGTGGTCTCTTCAAAATTCGCCTGCGCCTTCTCCAAATTTTGAAAAGCCCCTTTTTGCCCCTTGATTGCTGTTGCGTATGAATCTTCGTTCGCGTTCAGTATAGCCTGCGCTTTTTTTGCCTCGATTAACTTATCAATCGACTTTTTTTCTTTCTCGTAATTTTTTATAACCCGCCCGGTCATTTTTAACTCTGTACCAAGCGCGTCATTCAAAGTTGTAACAATAAATTTTGCACGGTCTTTTTGACTTTTCTTTACCTTGCCATTTTTGTCCACCATATCATCAAGCTCGTCTTTGAGCTTTTTATAGTAGTCAAATTGTTCTGTGGTGCCTGATACGGACTCGTCTCTTGTTTTTTTCAGGTCCTTCCAGCTTTTCGTCATTTCATCAACGGACTTTTTTGTTTTGTCGTGTTTTTCAATCATTTTATCAATGGATTCACTCTCTTTGTCCGTTACTTTCGTTGCGCCTTTGGTTGCCGCTGCATACAACGCCAGTCCACCCACCACGGCGCCGATTCCAGCCGCAAGCAGTCCCATCGGGCTGGCCGCCTGTATTAAGTTCAAAATCTTTTGTGCTGCTGCGGTTGATGCTATGGCCGTCTTCAATGTAACAAAAGCCTTGTATATGGTCTGCAACGTCTGAAAAAGCTTTACAAATTTAGCCGTCGCAAATATCACCCCCATCGTGCCGCCCAATATTACGATTGCGCGCTCTGTTCCGTCAATGTGTTTGATTGCATAATCTGCTAACTGTTCAATTTTAGGGAGTAATTTTTCTGCCAGAGGGACAAACAAGTCAAGCTGAACCGTACGCCCTATATTTTTAAATTTTGTCGCCACATCGTCATACTTTACTTCTTTTAACTTTTCCGCAGAGCCTTGTACCTTTTTGAACGTTTTGCCGGTACTCTTTAATGACTTAACCACCTTCAAGTTGGCGTCCTCTCCCATAGTTCCAAATGCTGTGGACGCCATCGTCAACGCTTTCTGTTCATTTTTACAGCCATTAATATCTTTTACGATCGAATCAATCACCTTTTTCATGGTGCCTTTTCCGTCTTTCCATGCTTTGAAAGATTTTTTTGTATCCTTGCTGAATATACCGATATTTTTTTCAATGCTTCCGTCTCCGAGCTTGTTCTTGACCTCGTTGATAGAATCATTTACTTTATCAAGGTTATAGGCGCCGTTCTTCGTGCCGTTTGCAAGTAACTGGAAGTATTCTTCGACAGTATACCCAGCTTGTTTAAAGTTGCCGCCGTACTCTGCCACGTTATCCCCTAATTCGTTCGTATAGTCCAATCCCTTTTGTGAACCCTTTGCAAACAAATCAAACGCTTTCGTTGAATCCGTACCAAAGTGCGTCATTAATCCATTTACGCCTCGGATGGTCTCCTGAAAATCCGAACCAAAGGTATCCTCTAGGGCTATTGCGTTCTCTGTCAGTTCTTTGACCTTTGACGGATCTGTCTCTTTTGTAACCTGTTTGACATATGCCATTTTGTCGCCGATGTCTTTTAATGATTCACCATAGCCATCTTTATACATTTCTTTCATTTTATCAGAAAATTTTTGTGTGACGGCATCGGTTTCCCCCGTAATGGCCTGAAACGAATTCGAAGCCGTCTGGGTTTCTTCTGTTATTCTTTTTAAGGCGTCTACTGCCTCCTGCGTCATCTTTTTAATACCCTCGGATATCAAATTACCGATTGCTACTTTTACCGAACTGAATCCATCTTCGCTTTTTTCTGCTGCCTGTTTTGTTTTTTCAAAACTTTCGTCCAAGTTATTCGTACTCGTACGCAACTGTTCCGCTTTGCTTTTGTTGTCTGCAAGTTCTCCGGAAAGTTTTTTGATGTCCTCTCGGAACGCATTGGCTTCTTTTGACGTTTCTCCGAACTCAAGGGCAGCATCTTTATATCCATCTTTCAGGCGGTCAAGTTCTTTTTCCTGATTCGAAATCTCCTCTTCTAAAGAAGCAAACGCTCCCTTGCTTTTTTGTTCTTTTTCCGTTGTCTCGTTTAATTTTTCCGTATATTTTTTTAAAGAGGCTGACGCTCTTCCGACTGCTGCCTCTTGATTTTTCATTTTGATATAAAGATCCTCTGCGGCTTTTGAATCTTTTCCCTGCGTTTCCGCAATCTGCTTGTACTGCTCTTCCAATGCCGACAGTTTAATCTTTTCCTGCTCCACAATTCCGGTCATCTGCTCAACTTTTTTCGCCAGTCCGTCCGTGGAATCGCTCCAGCTGTCCATCCCCGCCGTTGCGCTCTTAAACTCCGCATTGAGTGACCGGATGCGGCGGTTTGCTTCGGTGATATTCTTTTTTAACTCGGATATATCAATTCCAATTTTCGTTGTTACGTTTTCCTCTGCCATACTATCTTCCTTTCAAAAAAAGCTGCCGAGCATCGCCCGGCAGCCTCTAAAACCAGCTCGTCGCTTTCCGGCGATATACTTTTTGCTTTGGCTTTCCATCCTCTGTATAATTTCTCACGTTGTACTGGTGCAACCGGCGCATTAAGAGAAAGACTTCTTTCCCCGTGTAAGTCCTTAGCCGGATTGGGTCAAGTGCCCCAAACACCCGGCAAAGGCTTACGTCCATCTCAAACATAGATTCGTAGATTGTAACGTCGTCGCACCGCTCTAGTTTCCCTCTGTGTCTGCTCCAATGTTCAACATTTCATCCGCTGTGTAAAGCGTCACATCAATGATAAGGCTGATTACCTCTTCGAGCCTTGTACGCCGCAGCTCCTCCCGTGTCAAACCGTCGAACATCGTCAACAGTAAATCGTTAATGACCGGCATCGCCTGGACAACTGTCTTGCCGATGGCAATGGCGTTGTTCTTTTCGGCAATATCGCAGTTTACCACAGCAGCAATATCTTCAAGCGTGCCATACATCACATGGATTTCTTCCGTTTCGTACGTCTTTTCGATTTCTTTTGGAGAATGTTCTTTGTAAATGTTTAACTTAAACATGCGCTACCTCCTTAGCCTGCCGGATTTTCCTCTGCGTTCTGGGTCTGTTCGCCGCTCGGTGTCGTTTTGATGATGTCATCAGGTGTCTGTACTTTGGAAAAGAATTCCTCCTCAGACATACCACAAGAGTCAGCTGGAACAACCGTTGCTTTTGCCGATTTGTTGTCGTTTGCAACGAATTTCTTCTGTGTGTTTACACCAGTGTAGGCAAGTTCCTGACCGTTTGCGTCTGTGCCATTATCTTTCGACTTGTGTGAATCGGACGGGTTTCCGAATCTGCCTTTTAAGCGCCATACATAGTATTCTCTGCCGTCTGTATCTTCTGTGATATAGCCCATAGCCATGTATGGCGGTGTTGCCGTTCCTTCAATCAGTGCACCGGTTTTCTCGTCGAATTTCTGCCCGGTGATTGCTGATGTATTTTTCAGTGATACCGCCGATACATTGACATTGACCGTATCTGCTCCGGTTGTGTTAATAACAATCGCTGCTTCGTTGTCATAGTAGTGAGTATCACTTGATGATTCGGTTTCCTTTGACAGTTCCGAAGTACCTGCAAGAGCAAACGGTGTATCATAAGTGAGCTCGTCTTTCGTGTCTTTTTTTAACGGTGCCACCACGAGGTTTCTGATACCACGATATTCTACGATTTTTTCATCACTCATTTTTTTGTTCCTCCTAATTTCTTTTTTTATAAATTACATGGATACCGCGCCCGGTATGTGTAGGCTCGTCGCTTGCGACTGAGTAGCCCGTTCCCGGCACGATAAAACCATTCTTAACAAGTTCCTGCTTGACCGTCACCGGCATTTTATATACCAGTGCAGCGTCCGTACTGTAAAAGTTGACATCATAGTCGTAAAGTTCACAATGCGCTTTGTTATCGTAAAAGCTGGAGTCGTCTCCCGGATTCTGCCAGTATGTAAAAAAATGTTCCGGATACTCTTCCCCTTGTGCAAGGGAACCCTGCAATATCACCGGATAATCATATTGCGATAATATTTCAATCAGTTTATCTTCCATTTTCAGCCTCCTAGCAGTTTTTTAATCCCTTTTTGGAACGTCTCCTCTTGTGCTTTTTTGATTCGTCCCTGCGCTTTCTTTCCGTACACATCAGCGTACAGCTTTGTGTCCTTTTTCATCCTCGGCGTGCCGTACATCAAAAAGATAGATGGTAATCCACCTTGTTTGATGTCAAATCCGACCGGGATAGTGGCTTTGGTGCCATCCCATTTCACGTCGGCTTTTGTGACGATGGACTCCTGCGTGCTTCCGGTTCGGTGGTGCTTCGTCATGTCCTGCACGATAGGCGGCGTCACCGCTTCGTGTGCCGCTTTCAGACAACTTTCTGCAAGCTGTTCAACCTTTCCTCCTGCTTTCTCCCACTTTTCCGCTAAATCTTCCAACTGGGAGAAGTCAATCATGCCTTTCCTTGCCATCATGCGCCCCCTTTAACGGCTCTGACCTTTGCTACAAGGTACTGGTTTCGCATCGCGATGTTTTCCGGAGTACCTAATGTCTCATATGTTGTCCCGTCAATCTCGAAACGGCTCGCCGGAGTAATGTCCGGTCTGAACCACGTCTCAAGCGTTGCGGTGTTTTCGACAACAATCTGCCCGTTCGATGTCTTTTCTGTGCCTCCAAAGGTGCGGAAAGACACATAGACGCGTTCACCTTCGCCGTACTGCTTTTGTTTCACGCCTTTTACCAATGTTTCGCCCACTGGATTCAAAAGCTCCGCCGGTACAACGTATGGTAAATTCGGTTGCCACGCCATCTCGTCACCTCCTAGTAACTCAACTGGATTACTCTTTCTTTAAAGTAGGCCGACAGTTCGCCGCTGTACAAAAGGTCGTTGACACCTCTTGAAAGAACACCCATCACGGCAGACGACGAAAGATTTTCTTTCGGAACTCCGGCATCCGTCAGGTATTGTTTGATTTCTCTCAGATACCCAAGCAATCTCGCGTCCTGATAGTTGCCGGTAATTCCGAGCGAGTCTTTAACTTCTTTAAGCTGTTCGTCTTCCGTCATTTCTGCCATAATAGTCTCCTTTCGTCAATTATCCAGTCGGTTCTTCGCTTTTATCGGGTGTTGTGCTTGAGCTTGTTTTGCTCTTACCTTTTTTGATAAGGACAAATCCGTTCGCATCTGCAATCTTTCCGTCCACAATCATGATAACTTTGTTCTTGACTTCGTTTGTGTCGTGGTCAATCCACTTCACTACCTGCATCTCAAGATTCGAGTTCACGACGTAGTCTTTGAGGTCGCCGTAGATGGCGAACACATCACCGACAGCTGCGTCCTCGTAGTAAGGGAGTAATTCCTCTTCAACAGTCTCCACATCTTTACCTAAAAAGCGGTAGGATTCCTCGCCATTAACTCCGTAGTTGGTACGCCCAACCGGCTGGCCGTTCTTATCCTCCATACCGTCGATTTTCTCGTCAAACGTCGACTGTGCCATGATGAAGCATCCTTTGCGATAGCTCTTTTTGATTTTGGCTTTCATTCTATGCCAGCCGTTCCATGTCATATCTTCCGGTGCCATGGTGACAACGTTCTTAACTCGGGTATCATTCAAGATTCCAAGCGGCTGTGATGTTCCGTCGCCCTTGATGATTGCCTTCTCAAGAGCTTTCATGATTGCTTCTGTAGCAAGCGGCACAAAGAGCTTCTGAAACTCTTCGATTGTCACCACGGATGCCAGCAAAGTCTGTGCAATCTTGCACTCAACGCCGTAGTAATTGAACACAACCTTTTCATCTGCCGTCAACTTCTGGCTATCCGATGCTTTTTCACCAACCCACGTCGCCATCGGTTTGATAGAAAGAATCGGAATCGCTACGCCGCCCTGAATGTTTGTTTTTGTAACTTTCGCATAGATATTCCCGTAACTTTCCAGCTTTTGGATAATCTCGCGTACGAGAGTGGTCGGAATCACTGCGCCAACGTCTGCAGTGCTTGTTACTGCTGCCTCTCTCTTAATTGGAACACGCAAGTCCGCAGGCATTGGGATTCCTCGACAAACGTACTCCACAAATGCCTTTTTATAATCTCTTGTCTCTGTCGGGTCATCCGACTCTGTTGTTTCGCGACGCTCTGAGCGGAATGCTCCAACAATAGCCGCGTTTCTCACTTCACCATTCATGTTGACGCCTCTCTGGTTGTCTGTTCCCGTAGTATCTGACTCACCTTCTCCTTTGTCTTCTGTCCCTTTGGAATCTTCGCTTTCCAAATCTTTGATTTCCTCGGCGATATCCTTTAAGTCGTCAACAGTTTCTGTCAGCCGGTCGTAAATACTTCTCACTTCTTCTGCGTTTTCTGATGCCTCTGCACGCTGCATCAAGTCCTTTTTGCGCTCCAGTAATTTCTTCTGACGCGCTTTCAGTTTTTCAAGTCTGCTCATTTTTAAAATGCTCCTTTCAATTTTACTTTTTCTTTCCATAACTCTAATTCGTCACTCTCCAGTGATTTTCCCCGGACACTCTCCAGTGCCCTTTTTGCACTCTCCAGTGCATCTTTATCTCTAGCCATTATTTCCGTATCTTCATAGGCAGGGAAAGTAACCGCCGATACTTCCACAATGGTGGAAATCTTTTCAATGAATCGCTTCGGATAATCTGTATCAAGATCTTCCCAGCGTTCCTTTTCAATCCAAAACATGAAGCTCATGCCTGTTATATCGCCACGCTCAATTGCGCTATACAATGCTTTCGCGTCTGCGTTGTTTTCTGTATCAAGATAGGCTCGAATCCTTAATCCTTCCTTGTCCACCGCAAGTTGCAATGTGGAGTTTTTATTGTTGTTTCTGCTTCTTGCGAGTGGGATTCGAGTCAAGTCATGGTTTGTCAATAAACAAACGTCATGTAAATCCGTTTTATCAAGTGCGCCCGGTACAATTTCCTCTCGAAACATACCGCCGATATCTGCCTCTTTACCGTAAACAACCGGTCGCCCCTCTATGTAATTTCCTCTGTCATCTTGTGCAGCTCGAACATCAAACATAAACGATCTCTGTTCTTTTTTACTCGCTTTCTTGCTCATCCTGATTCCCTCCTTTGGCTTTTGCAAGCTGGTATTCAACTGCTATATCTGTGTCAATGTAATTTAAGGATTGCTTTCTTACTCCTTCGAGTTCTTTCATCGGTCTAAGTCCGAATGCCACTCTTTTTTCATTCTCGTAAAGCGTTCCGGTATCTCCTAAATACTTTACCATTTCCACTTTCTGCTCTATGCTCATAAAGATAAGCTCGTGCGTGAAAAATGCTATCTTCAAGTTTCTCGCTCTCATGTTTTGTGTACAGAGTGCTTTTGTAAACGCCTCCTGATATCTTCCTACCAACTTCTCAATCGTCTTCTGGTAAAAAGCCTCATACTGTCCTTTGGTATAATCGCCTGTCAGTATCGATAGCGGAACACCAAACGTTCTCAGGATTTTTTCATCTATAAAGCGAATGGTGTCAGGGTCCACCAGTTTAATGTCACGAGTAATTTTTGCGTAATCGCTTTTTGCATCTAAGTGTAAAATGCCGTTTTCCGCATTGTTTAGCTTTCTTTCAAATTCTTTTATACTCTTTTCAGCTTTTTCTTCACTCATGAATGTTTGTGTTTTTACAACACCGTTTATTGCAAAACTACTTTTCACCGCTCCTGATATTCCCTGCATAATATCCTCGTTTAGCTGCAGCGTCTTTAAAAGTGCTCGTCTGTCCGGATTTCCCGATGCATCACCGCCCATGTAGTCGTTTGCAAAGTAGTTAATTCGAATGTGTATCACATCGCTGTATGCAAGTTGTGTTTTGTATCCGTTTTCAAACTCAAACTCCACAATCAAATCACCGGTCGGTGTTTCAAGAAAGGTTGTCATTAGAGGGTCAACCGGATAAATTGCACTATATCTTTTGTAACTGCTGCCGTCTGACCGCTTAACTATTTCATACACCGGAACCGCGAAAGCGTTTTGTCGTAAGTACAATCCATAGGTAAGTTTTTCGATAAACTCCGATTTCGTCATAATTGGATTCGGATTGTCCAAAAGGTTTTGGATTTGATAAACGTCGTTCTCCGGCGTCTGATAATCATTTCCAACGCCACGAATAAAACACGGTTCTAACTTCGACATCTCATTCGCGATACACTCTATCGCCTGCTGCACTACATCCGACACGTAGATGTCTCGCCCGAACTGGCTGAATATTGGAACCTGCCCGGTCATCACATCCGCATATTTTGTATTTTTAACTTTCGAGATTATCTTCCCCAGCCATCCCATCAGATTGCCTCCATTCTTTGACCATTCTTTTTAAGTCAGCGCGGTATCGCCTATATGTTTCGTACAAAATGACTGTTGTAACCGCTCCGTCTATTTTCTTGTTTCTTGCCGTTTTCACGACTAAACATTTTCCTTTATTGTCAACCGAAAGTCCGGCATTTCCAAAGCACCACCGGTCTACCGGGTTATTGTTATAGTTTATATTTCTTTTCTTCAAATCCGTCTCTACGAACTTGTTGGCCGTATCGAGTGTCATAGCATTCTGTAAAATCAATTCCAGCTCGCCGCCCTCTTTCGTCCAGCCATATTCTGACATCTGTCGGAGAAAGTCCTTCGCAAACTTCTGATCGTAACCACAGCACATCAGACGGATTCCGTACTCTTTGTATAAACTCCAAAACCAATCTGCCACGACCGTCAAATCAATGTCACTGCCTTCCGTTACGGTGATATATCCATCCCGCGCCCAGTCGGCATATTTTGCGCCGGCGCAAGAATCGTCATCGTCCTCTATCTTTCTTTCCGGCACGAAGTACATGGTGTGTATGTATTTTTTTCCATCATCATTCATCAAGAGAACTTTCGCACAACACAAATCCATTGTCTCAGCTAAGTCAACCGCTCCCAAGCACGGAGCACCACGAAATTCTTCCAAATCGTAAGTCGCATCGAAGTTGTAATCTTCGAGATTGAGCCACATTTCTACCGAATTTTGCTTGATATTGAAATCCTTCGCTAATACAAAAATCCGGTCTCCCTTCGACTTTTTCGCAAGTTCTACCTGTTCCTCCAGGTAGGAAACTTTCTTGATAACGCCCAGTGTCGGATTCGATTTCATCCACGACTTTGGATTTGTAAAAACTTCCTGCTCGCTGTCCTGTGTGTATAACCACGGCAGTAATCTTTTTCCTGCTTTCGTATCATCTTCGCCATTTATCACCCCGCGTCCTTTTTCAAGCTCGTCATCCAAGTAGCCTTCCTGCACAAACCCCTCGGTTGTTATGTCTACAAACTTCGGATTGTCTTTCAAAGACTGCGACTGCTCGATTGACTTGCCGATAACATTCGTTTTCATTTCGTGCGTCTCGTCGACTATTGCGAAATCAATGTTGCGCCCCTCTTTGTTTTTGGTTTTGTCCGACAATTTGAAAACTTTCGAGTTGGTGTTTTTGTTTCGGATGAATCTTTGATTTTTCTTTGAATCGAGGTCGCGTGGGTCAATCAACTGACGCATGGTATCAATCGCGTCATATGTAATCGATGCTTGGTTATCATCGTT